GGCAGCAGCCCCCGCCCCCACCACCTTTGTGGCCACGCGCCGCAAGAGCCAGCAACCCAAGGCCCCCACGACATGACCGACATGAACCTCGCGATGGTCTTGTCCCTCAAGGACAAGATGGTCGGCCCGCTGCGCCAGGCAGTCGAGCAGGTCGAGCGCGAGTTTGTGGACCTGGAGCGCCAGGCCAAGAAGACCGGCACCGCCACCGCTGCGGTAGCCGATGGCATCACCAAGGTGGGCCGCACCGCTGGCAACGCCAAGGCGGTGGCCACCGAGCTGCGCAAAGTGGGCGATGAAGCCAGCCGCGCCACCCGCGAGCTGACGAAGATGGAGCAGGCGGGCTCACGCATGCGGGGCTTGATGTCTGGCACGGCCAAGGGCGTGGCGGGTGTGATGGCCTTCAACCATGTGGTGGCTGATCCGCTGCGCAAAGCGGCCGACTACGACACCGAGCTGCGCCGCCTGGCCAACACGGCTTATGCGGGGCAGTCACTCGGTGCACGCCGTGCGGGCATGGGCACGATGAACAGCGCCATCACCAGTGCTGTGCGCTCTGGCGGTGGTTCGCGTGATCAGGCGCTGGGCGCCCTGAATGAGCTGGTGGCAAGCGGTGTGTTTGACAGCCCAGAGCAAGCCGCTGCGATGCTGCCCGGCATCATGAAGGGCTCCACCGCTTCGGGTGCTGATGCCAAAGACCTGGCCAGCATCGCCATCCGTGCCAAGCAATCCATGGGCATCAACACGGCCGATGGCTTGGCTGATGTGATGGACCGCGCCCTGGCTGCAGGCAATGCAGGCGGCTTCGAACTCAAAGACATGGCCAAGTGGCTGCCCCAGCAGATGGCTGCGGCCAAGGGCCTGGGCATGAACGGCGTGTCGGGCATCTCTACGCTGCTGGCGGCCAACCAGGCGGCTGTGATCACGGCTGGCACCAAGGATGAGGCAGGCAACAACCTGGTCAACCTGCTGGCCAAGATCAACAGCCAGGACACGGCCAAGGACTTTGCCAAGCAAGGCATTGACCTGACGGGCTCACTGGCCGCAGCACAAGGCCACGGCATGAACGCGCTGGACGGCTTTGTCGCCCTGGTGGACAAGGTGGTCTCTGCTGACCCCAAGTTCGCAAAGCTCAAGGCCGAGACCAATGCGGCCACGGGTGACGGCAAGAAGTCGCTCATGGAATCGCAGGCCGACCTGATGCAGGGATCGGCCATTGGAAAGGTGATCCAGGACCGCCAGGCGCTCATGGCCCTGGTGGCCTTGATGAACAACCGCGATTACCTGAAGAAGGTGAATGGCGCCATCGATGGCAGCAAGGGCTCTGTGAATGACGCCGCATCGCTGATCACCGAGGGCGCTGGCTTCGCGTTTGACCAACGCAACTTCGAACGCGAGAAGGCCCAGACCGACGCCATGACCGAGGCCAACAGCGCGGTGATGAAGCTGGCCGAGGCTCAAACCGATCTGTACCGCAAATACGCCGTGACGGCCCTGGGCGTAGCCGCTGGTGCCTCCGGCTTGGCGGGCCTGCTGACGGGGGGTGGCTTGGCAACCACGGCCGCTGCAGAAGCTGGTTCACTCGCTGCGATGGCTTCTGGCGGTGCCGCAGCTGTCGGACTAGGAATGCCCACAGCAGGGGTGATTCTTGGTGGGGTGGCCGCATCTGTCATGGCTGCAAACACCATTGCCTCAAACCCGGAATCATTTAAGGGCGTATCGGACAACGAGATGCTGAGCGCCATGTCGGGCGACGCTGGCATCGCGGCCGCGATCATGGCCGTGGCTGAGCGCCCCGTCGAAGTCAAGGTCTCGCTCGATGGCCACCAGCTGGAAGCCGCCGTCACCAAGCAGACCGACAGCAAAGCGAGGCGCGGCCAATGAGCTGGGACCAGACCTTCCAGGAAGCGAGCTTTCGGGGCCACCGCTTTGAGGTGTTCACCGTCAGCAACCGCGAGACCAAGGCCGTCACCAGCCATGAGCGCCCCTACACCGACGGCGCCGAGGTGGAAGACCAGGGCTTGCGCGGTGAGGTGATCGAGGTTCGCGCCCTGCTGCGCGGCGACGACTACGAACTGCGCCTGGATGGCCTGCGCCAGGCGCTGCGCGTGCGTGGTCCTGGTGAACTGGTGCACCCGATCCATGGCAGCGTGCAGGCCGTGGCCCATGAGTGGGACCACAGCCACGAAGCCGACAGCCGCGATTCCGCCACGCTCTCCATCAAGTTCCTGGTGCACCGCCTGAGCCCTGCCCTGTTCACGGCCCCGGCGCCCATCGTGGTGCCCGATCGCGTGGAGGCTGCTGGCGCTGAGGCGGTGGCTCAGTCCACCGAGTCTGTGACCGAGCAGGTCGAGGAAGTGGCCGACACCCCCAACCCACGCAGCCTGGGCGTGACGGCTGCTTTCAACCAGGTCAAGAGCCAACTGCGCAAGCTGGTGGACCTGACCAGCGTGAAGGTGGTACTGGCAGACCTGGAGCCGCTGATCTACCCTCGCGCTGCCCTGGCTGACCTCAAGGCCATCGTGGACGGTGCGTTTCAAGGCCTGCCTTTTGGTGGTTTGAACGGCCTTTTTGGTGGGTCTAAAGATGCCGTGTCGATGACCGGCGCCATGGCCGACTACAACCGCCTTACCCAGGGCCTGGACGCCACCATCACGGTGCAGCCCCAAAGCAGCGACGGCCGCGATGCCGGCATTGCAGCCGCCATGACGGCCCACGCCCGCATCCTGGCCGCTGTGGCCGCTGCGAAGGCCGCTGCCATGATCCTGGCCGCTGAGCTGGAAGAGCTGCAGCTCGATGTGGCTGACCTGCAGCGCCTGGTCTCGTCCAGCCGTGCGGCCATCCAGTCGGCCATGGACGCTGCGCGTTTGGGCCTGGACGCAGAGCGCCGCGCCCTGGCCGTGGCCGCCCTGGCCAACATGGCCGAGCAGGTGCAAGAGGCTGGCCGCGCTGCCATCGAGCTGCGCCCGCCTGTGGTGAGCAAGCCAGCTCCTGTGGGTGGCCATGCCCGCTTGGTGGCTCACGCGCTCTATGGCGACCACAACCGTGCAGCCGAGATCGAGCGCCTGAACAGCCTGGGCCGCAGGCTGCTGATCGAACCCGGGGAGGTGCTGCGTGTCTACGCTCGCTGACATCACCGACCCCGTGGAGATCATCATCGGCGGCTTGGCCCACAAGGGCTGGACGCGCTATTCGATCGACTCCGACCTGATCACACCGGCCGACGCCTGGCAGGTGTCGCTCAGCCAGGCTGAGATCAAGGTGCCTGGCCAGATCGTGCCAGGTGCCAGCGTGCAGGTGCGTGTGGGTGGTCAGACCGTGATGACGGGCCAGCTGGACGACCGGCACCACCGCATTGCCAAGGGCACGCACACGCTCGAGCTGACCGGCCGCGATGGTGCTGCAGCCCTGCTCGATGCCAGCGCCCCCATCTTCAGCGGCCAGGACATGAGCCTGGATCAGATCGTGGCCAAGGTGGTGCGGCCCTTCGGTGTCACCAACATCCGCATCGACGCTGACAGCACCATGACCCGAGAGCGCGTGAGCGTGGAGCCCGGCGAATCGGCCTGGGAAGCGCTGCGCCGTGCGGCCGAGGCAAACGGCCTGTGGCCCTGGTTCGAACCCGATGGCACCCTGGTGGTGGGCGGGCCCGACTACAGCACCGCGCCCGTGGCCTCGCTGATCATGCGGGCCGATGGCCGTGGCAACAACATCGCCGAAGTCAGCGAGAAGCGCTCGGTGGTGGACCGCCACAGCGAGGTGTGCGTGCTCGGCCAGGCGCATGCCTCTGGTGGCCACGAAGGCAGCAACGGCGTCAAGGCCGTGGTCAAGGATGATGGCGTGGGCGTGTACCGCCCCAAGATCGTCGTCGATCACGAATGCGTCAATGTGGACCTGGCTCTCGCCAAGGGTCACAAGGTCATTGGCGACGGCCGCCTCAAGGCGTACGAGCTGACGGTGCTGGTGCGTGGCCACCGCGTGGACAGCGGCACCCTGTGGGCACCTGGCCAGCGCGTGCATGTCGCCATCGAGCAGCTGGGTGTGGACGGCGTGTTCTTCCTGATGTCGCGCCGCTTCACCGGCCTGCCCCAGATGACCACGCTCCACCTGGTGGAGGACGGTGCCTGGGTGGTCGAGGCCAAGAAGAACAAGAAGAAGCACAAGGGCAAGAAAGCCCCTGTGAAGGGACAGATCCTGGATGTGAGGCCCGCGCCATGAGCCCCGGGGCAGTCCGCAAGGCCGTGCAGCAAGGCCTGGCCAGCGTGCGTGGTGCCTTCCGCGCCAAGCTCGCATCGGTGTCAGGTGGGCCTGTGCAACGCGCTGGTGTGGAGGGCCTTCAGGGCGAGCCTTTGAGCGGCCTGGAGCTGTTCCAGCAGTTCGGCTTCACCTCGGCCCCACCTGGTGGCACTTCGGTCATCGTGGTACCCCTGGGTGGCCGCACCAGTGCCAGCGTGATCGTGGCCACCGAGGCTGGTGCCTTCCGCCTGCAGCTGGGCGCACAGGGGGAAGCTGCCATCTACAACCAGTGGGGCGATTCGGTCTGGCTCAAGCAGGGTGGCGAGATCGCCATCAAGGCTTCGACCAAGGTCGAGATCGACTCGCCGCTGGTGCACATGAAGGGCGCCCTGAAGGTGGATCTGGACATCACCGACAACGCTACAACCAACACCCGCACGATGGGCAACATGCGTGACATCTACAACGACCACACGCACCCCGAGCACGACGGTGGATCCACCAGCACCCCGAACGTGGAGATGTGATGGACACCTTCATCGACCCCACCACCGCCGCTTACAGGGCCACCAGCGACGGCCTGGCGCGTGATCCTGCAGGCGGCCTGGCCAACGCCATCTACCTGCGCCTGATGACGCCCCTGGGCTCCTATTGGGCAGCGCCGCAGATGGGCTCGCGCCTGCATGAACTGCAGCGCGCCAAGGCCGTCAGCAATGTGGGCCTGATCGCCAAGCAATACGCCGAGCAAGCCCTGGCCGAGCTGGTGGCCGATGGCCGGGCTCAGTCGCTGGAGGTGGACGTGAACGTGCAACCCATGGCCGACGCAGCCAAGGCCCTGGCCATGCAGATCACCGTGGTCGATGCCACTGGCCAGCGCCTCACCTTTCCGCACGCTGTGCGCGTGGCTTAAAGAGGATTTACATGGCCTTCCAAGTCCCTACTTTCGAGCAGATCCGCGACACCTACCTGCAGGGCATCCGCAACCAAGAGCCCGACGCACCGACCGGCGTGGACAGCGACCACTACGTGCGCGCCTGCGCCGTGGCGGCCGTGGCTGAGCGCATGTATGCCCACCAGGTGTGGGTCTGGCGCCAAGCCTTCCCCGACCTGGCCGACGAAGACATCCTGGTCAAGATGGCCACGCAGCGCGGCGTGCCTCGCAAGGTGGCCAAAGTGGCTGCTGGCGTGGTGCGATTCACCGGCCCGAGCGGCACCCCGATCCCCACCGGCACGCGCCTGGTCACGCTGCTGGCCAGCTACGTGACCACGCAAGACGCGACCATCGGTGGCACAGGCTCCATCGACGTTGCCATGCAGGCCGAGGCCGCTGGCCAGGCCGCCAATGTGTCTGTGCTGACCAACGCCACGCTGAGCAGCTCGGTGCCTGGCGTGACGCTCACCAAGGTGGTCTCTGCCTCCGGTGGCTCTGACACCGAGAGCGCGGCCGCACTGCTGGACCGCCTGCTGGCCGTGCAAAGCCAGCCCGCCCAGGGCGGCAACGAAAACGACTACAAGGTCTGGGCGCTGGAAGTGCCTGGCGTGCGCCGCGCCAAGGTGTTCCCGCTGCGCCGTGGCACCGGCACTGTGGACGTGGTGCCCATGCCTGACGCCGGTTTGCCATCGGCCCAGCTGCTCGCTGATGTACAAGCCTACATCGACGCACGCAAGCCCGTCGGCATGGGCCCCACTGGCTTTCTGGCCTTGGCTCCTACCGCTGTACCAGTCAACATCACCGGCACTTTGATGCTGGCCTCGGGCTACACGCTGGCCCAGGTGCTGGTGGGCATCAACGCGGCCCTGAAGGTGATCTTTGATGGCCTGATGCCAGGCGATGTGGTGCACGTGGTTCGCATCACCTCGGCCATCATCAATGTGCCTGGGGTGCTCGACGTGGTGCTCACCGCGCCAGCGGCCAACGTGGCGCCCACCGTGAGCAGCTCTGCGCTGCAGCTGGCCACGCTTGGTGTGGTTGCTTTGGGGGCCGCATGAACATCGTTGAAACGCTGTTGCAAAGCCTACCGCCTGTTGCTTACGACCGACAGGCCGCCACGGTGGTGGCCGAGATGCAGGCCATCGCTGCCCCGTTGGCCGAGGCCGTGGCCAGCGCCGAACAGATCCTGGTGGAGCACGACCCGGCCACCACGCAGCTCTCTCTGCCAGATTGGGAGCGGGTTTACAGCCTGCCTGATCCGTGCGCTGGTCTGAGTTCCAGCATCGAGCGCCGCCGAGCTGACGTGATCACCAAAATCACAGCCCGTGGCAATTTGAGCGCTGCTCAGATGATTCAGGTGGTCGAGCAGCATGGATACCCAGGCGCGACCGTTCAAGAGTTTGCGCAAATGACCTGCGCAGATTCATGTGATTCAGCGGTATATGGTGAAAACTGGCAGTTTGTTTGGCGAATCAACGTGCCACAAAGCCTCGCCATTGAAACCATGACCTGTATGAGCCCATGTAATTCCGCCCTGCGTCGCTGGGCCGATGAAGCCATCTTCTGCGCCATGCAGAGATTCAAGCCAGCCCACACGCTGGCGCTTGTCAATTTCGGATGAGGTAAATATGCATCGCATCGACACAGCTAACGCAGTCGCCGACCTTTTTGGCGCAGGCAAGAAGGGTTTTGGCGCCGGTGATCCGGCCACCAACAAACCAGCCACGTTTCTTGATAAGGATTGGTGCAATACCGTTCAAGAAGAATTGGTGGCCATTGTGGAGGCCAAGTTTATCCTTGACAAAGCAGATCGCGGGCAGGTTCTCAAGGCGCTCAAGAGCATGTTCATGAGCAATGATCAGATCATTGATCGAACAGGGCTAGCTGCCACATTGCTGCTGGATCGGTTTGATGTCATCCATAAATATCGTGCCGATCGGGTAACGAATCCTGTCGGCGGCCTCATGTCAATAACCACAGGAATGGTCGAAGGTGGCGTCTACAAAATGTATGTTAGTGCTGCTGACTCTTCCTCGTTTTCCAACAATGACCTCGCTCTGCGCCCAAACTTTTCCAGCTTCGCCAACCAGTTTTCATCGAACTTTGTGAACATGGGCGACCCCCTCGTATCCAACACAGCCAATTCAGGCCGACTGGGATATGCGAGTGCGACCCCATCGGCGAGCAACGCGTACTTTAACTTCGATACCTTCAATGGGGGTGCAGGTTCTGAAGTTTCTGCCGAATGGACGCTTTTCCCAACCAAGTCGGGCTTGTACAAAAAAGTTCTGCTTCAGTGCGGTGATACGGCTGGCGTAATGAATGGGGTTGGCATTTGGTACAACACAACAACCGCATGGAACGTGGTCGGCGCATTGCAAACTGCGACAAACGCTGCGGCCGGATCAGCAGCTTTTTATATTGATGTTTACGTGAGGAGGGTTGCATGAATAATCTTGAGTTTGCATTACAGAACCTTCGTCCAGGCATTGCTTGGGTTCTTCCTGGCGAGCAAGTGCTCGAAAATGTTAAGTGGCCTGCTGGCGTTAATCCACCTACACAAGATGAAGTCAACGCTGAAATTAATCGCCTAGTGCTGGCGAAGCAAGGCGAGCGAAGATACTCAGCTGCAAAAAGTGCATTGACTGATCACCTGAACAAGCTGGCCTTGTCTTGGGAGTATGGAAGCTACGATCGTGCGGGTATTTACTGCACGTCCAAGAATCCTAAATACAGGGCTGAGGCGCAGGCCATCATCGACTACGGCTCAGACTGCTTCGCTGTCAGTGATGACATCCGCGCTGGACACATCGCCGAGCCCGAAACCATCGAGGCGTTCATGGCCTTGATGCCAGCCTTGCCACAGCGCCCAGTGGTCGAGTGAGGAGCCTGACCCGACGCGGACTGTGAAAGTCGTTCCAGCTTTCACCTTTCGCGTCGGCGAACTTTCAACTTTCTCGGCGGCTTACATGAGCTCACAAACACAAGCCCGCTGGAGGCCTTTGGAACCCGTCTTGTTCGACTTCAGGCCCTGGAGCCTTGCGCATTTGGCGGAAGCGGTGAGATTCG